GATCAAGCTCCTCCACGCAACTGTGGATGAACAGTTCACTGGGGTCGTGGATAAAGATGGCGAGGTTATAATGCCAAAGATGGACCATACTAGTTCATGGGGTTCGAACAACAAGCCTATGACGGGCTCCAACAAGAGGGATGTTTATGAGATAACTGAAGATCGCGAACTCATGATTCTTGAAGGGGCTGAGGCCGCATGGGAGGCTTTCACTGCTGCTCTTTATTGTTTAACTTGTGGGGTGTTGCCTGAAAACCAAGTTATGACCTGTTTTACCAAACGAGAATGCTACCCAGTAACAGGACCATCTGAGAAGTTCACTTATTCTAGTCATCCTGACGCCTTGTCTTTTTATTCGTCTGTTATTGGCCCAGATAAAGCTCGGGCTCTTTTGGCGTGCAAGCCTTTTGAGGATCAAAAGATTAGAAATATCTTTCATTCAGTTGATGGCTTGAAAGTTAAGGTGAAATCCCGGCTTGTATCCAATCTACCTGGAAGTATTAATGTTGGGTTTCGTATGTTTTTCTTGCCAGTGTCGTACTTACTCATGCGCTTTCCGATTGAGTTTGACATGGTGGCTGGTTTGGACATGGGTTCCTGTCACTTCGAGCAAAGCACCAATGAAATATTCCACGATGGCTATGATAAGGAAACGGGTCAGCATTTTGTTTTTGACGCAGATGTGAGTGCTTGGGACAAAATAATGCCCGCTGCTTTAACCCGCCATACATTAACTGTTTTGGTTGAATTGGTTTTTGCCGTCCACAAGTATTATGGCACTTTCAATGAGCGCCTTGTCATGTTTTCGGAGGCTTTGATGCGTTGGTGGGATGAAATGAGTTTGTTTTATGGCAGTGTTGTTTTGCCTGTTTCCGTCATGCCATCTGGTTTTGTCATGACCTTGCCGATGAATTCAGCCATGAACCAGTTGTTAGCTATTTGTAATGTTTTACGGTATGCAGAAAAACATGGTTTGGCATTTCCGGATGATTACACCACCTGGATAAGGCATAAGGCCTTGGGTGATGATAGCCAGACTGCTATCAAGCCTGCTTTCGTTGCAGCTTGTAGGCGAGCTAAGATTCCGGTTTTTAGTGCAGTGGAGTTCTCGCAAATAATGCTCGAGTTTGGCATAACTTCCACTTTAGGTGACAAATCAGATGGGGTCGACATGAGGTATCAGGAACCTTCCAAGCTTGTGTTTTTGCAGCATGTGATGTATTATATACGAATACCTGCATTTACAATTAAAGAAATTGAGGAGGATCCTAAGAGACGAAACGTGAAGGTTTTGGTTGCGGCAGCGCCTTTAAAAGCCCCTGTTTTAGTTAAGATGCTTGCTAAGCAGGATTCGTCGTCCGTTGTTGACCCTCGGTTTTTGCTACGAGATCAGGTTTACATTCTTTTAGGAGAATTAGTCCCATATGGTAGAATGCGATTTGACAAGTTTGTTGCAGAAGTGAGGAGGTTTAAGCACGATTATTGGAAACCTCCTGAAATGGATTTCGAGTATGAAACTTATTTTGATTGGAACTTTTGGTTGGAC